CGGAGCTGCGGGTCAAATGCGGCGAAGCGTTGGACCTGCAGGAGGATGCACTGGGCAGTGTCACCAGCAGCGGGTCGCGGGCGCTCTGTGGCAAGAACTTTTGGAACAAGCTGATCGTCCACAAGTCGGTCAAGGAAACGTTCCTCAACAGCCAGCAGGCGGCTGCATTGCGCGGTGATGCCCGTGAAAGTTTCGAGTTTGGCGGCATCGTTTGGGAGCGCTATCGCGGCAAGATCGCGGGCGTGACCTTTATCCATGACGACAAGGCGCTGTTGATTCCCGAAGGCGTGCCGGACCTCTACATCTCGGTGTTCGCGCCGGCTGACTACATGGAAACGGTCAACACCGAAGGCGTGCCGTACTACAGCAAGATCGAGCCGCTGCCGTTCAACAAAGGCATGGCCGGTGAAGCCCAATCCAACCCCTTGCACCTGTGCACTCGACCGTTGGCGCAGATCCTGCTGGAGCTCTGACCATGGGCTTTCGCGATCTAATCGCCGAAGTCGATGCGGTGGTGTTCGAAACCCTGGGCGACACCGCGCGGATCGAAGGTCGCGAGGAACCGGTGCTGGGGATGTTCTCCGCGCCCTGGCTGCAGCCGAAGATCGGCAAGCTCAACACCGGCCTGCGCGAACCTCGATTCGAGATTCGTGTTAGCGACTCGCACGGACTGGAGCAGGGTTTGCTGGTCACCATCGAACTGCCTGAGTTGGACGGTGGTGGCGAGTACGACCTGCTGCAGCTGGAGCCTAGCGGTGACGGTCTGGTCGCCCTGATCCTGAGGATGCGCGCATGAGTGTCGGCAGCTACTTCAAGCCTTCGGCGGGGGGCGGGATGCTGTCCATCCAGTCCTCGGCTGCGGACCTGAAAGCGTTTCAGGACTTCGCCAAGCTGGTACCGAAAGCAGCCGCAGCAGCGCACCGTCGTGCGATCAACAAGACGTTGGGTTGGTTGCGCACGCACATTGCCCGAGCCGTCAGCCGACAAGAGCGCATCGCCGTCGCGGCGGTGCGTCAGCGCTTGCGCAGTTACCCGGTGTCCGGTGGAGCCACGAGCGGCAAATTGTGGTTCGGTCTGAATGCGATCGAGTCCAGCCGGATCGGGCGAGCACGGCAGTCCGGCGGCGGCGTGTCGGTGGCCGGGCGGCGGTATCAAGGGGCCTTCCTCAAGAAGGTCTATGGCAACAAACCCGACATCTGGATCCGCACCGCGAGCAAGCACTTCAACGCGGACGACTATCCCGACAGCACGGTGTCGGGAGGCGGTGGTGCCAGTTCGGGTTGGGTGGCGGAAAACGGCGATCGCTTTCCGCTGGCCAAAGCCAAGGTGTCGTTGGAGCAAGCCCGACCGCACTTCGACACTTGGGTCAAGCGGGCGGACGCGCGTCTGCTGGAGATCCTGCAACAAGAGCTCAACTTTGAGCTGCAGAAATACTTGAAGGGGACGGCCCATGTCTGACGAGCCTTTTAGCCTGGACCAGCTGTATCAGGCGATCGAGCAGCACCTGGCAAGCAATCTGTCCGGCATCAAAGCGGTAACGGCGTGGCCCAACATCAAGGACCGTATCGCATTGCCGGTGGTGTTCATTGAAATGGCAGAAATGGAACCGGGGGTTGATATCGGTACCGGCGAGACCAGCCTGATTTGCCGGTTCGAAGCGCGGATCATCGTTGATCCGATCCGCCCGAAGCACTGCCAGCAGGCCGCACACTTGGCGGCGCAACTGGCCGTGTTGCTCCGCCTGCAAACCTGGGGCTTGGCGGTGGAGCCCGCTGAGTTCGTTCAGGCCACACAGGACTGGACCAAGCCGGAGCTCGACGGTTATGTGGTCTGGCTCGTTGAGTGGACCCACCAGATTTATCTGGGCGTTGAGGAATGGCCATGGCCGGATGAGCCACCGGGCTCGCTGGTAATCAATGTCGAGCCAGGTGACGGCCCGGTTCATCCGGAGGATCTGTGAGTTACGCCAGTGCGGAACATGACCGCATGATTGCCGCCATGCTGATGCCGTGCGTGGTGGTTGGCGTGGATCTGCCGGCGGCCATGGTCCGGGTGTCCAATGGCGAATGGACCAGCGCTTGGGTGCGTTGGCACAGCCTCGCGGCCGGCAAGGCGCGACACTGGCGCGCTCCGACCCCGGGCGAGCAAGGGGTGTTGTTCAACCCCAGCGGGCAGGCCGGCATGGGCACCTTTGTCCCGGGCCTGTATGGCAATGCCGGCGCCCAGCCGGATAACCGCGATCATGTGGAAGTCTGGCGCTTTGATGATGGGGGCTCGCTGATCTACGACTGGCAGGCCAAGACCTACACCATCACGCTGCCCACCGGGACAGTGACGATCAAGGTCGGCAGCACCGAAGTCGCCGTGACGGACGACGCCGTGACGGTGAAGGTTGGCGGCACCGAGGCCACGCTGACGCCCGATTCGGTGACGGTCACGTCGGCCTCGATCAAGTTGGTCGCGGCGGTGGAAATCGACGGGACGTTACACGTAACGCAAGACATCACCGGTGGCGCCTCGATCCTCGCTGCAGGATCTAGCGACAACCATCACGCGCACTAATCAACAACCCCATACAGCCCGCCCAGTGCGGGTTTTTTAATGCCTGGAGAAAACATGGCCAAGACCCCCGAACAGCCGGCCGCCGATCAGTCGCCGGCGGATCTGCTGCTGACCTTTCGCGACAAGGTTTATACGTCGCGCACCCTGATCATTCCTGGCAGCGATCGCACGCTGTCGGTCACCAAGGGGTGTGTCGAGGTGTCCGTTTCCGATGAGCAGGCCGTCGCGTACCTGAAGGCCCACCCCGAGATTGAGCCGCCGAAGGAGTGATGTAGATGATCGGAATGGATCGCCACACTGGCCTGCCCATTTCCGGCATCGAGCATCTGCGCCAGTCCATGGGCGACGTCCTGGGCACGTCACTGGGCAGCCGCCGGCACCGGCCGGAGTACGGCAGCAAGGTCCGCTCCTACGTGGACTTGCCCGTCAATGAGGGTTGGAAAAGCTCCGTGCAAGCGGAAGCCATCCGCGCCCTGGAACGCTGGGAGCCGCGGCTGAAACTGCAGCGCGTGCGCGTGCTGTCGGTACTGGGCGGGCAAATCAATCTGAGCATTGCCGGCGACTACCTCGGTGACAGCTTTCTTGTGGAGGTCAGTGTATGAGTCTGCTGGATCTGTCGGCCTTGCCGGCGCCGGACGTGTTGGAGCCGCTGGACTTTGAGGCGACCTATGAGGAAGGGCTGGGCGTCTTTCGCGGCTACATGGGTAACAACTGGACCGCGACGCTGGAAAGCGATCCGGTCACCAAGGTGATCGAGGTCGGGGCTTACATCAAGGTCGGGAACCGCGCCCGGGTCAACGACGGCGCCAAGGCGCTGTTGTTGGCCCATGCCATTGGCAGTGACCTCGACCAGTTGGGGGCTAATTACAATCTGAAGCGCCTGGTGATTCAGGCCGAGGATCTGACAGCGGTGCCGCCGGTACCGGAAATCAAGGAAAAGGACGACCCGTTTCGCGAGCGCATCCAGTTGGCCTTTGAGGGGTTGACCACGGCCGGCCCGCGTAACAGCTACATCCTGCATTCGCGTAACGCGTCGGGGCTGGTGGCGGATGCCACGGCGGAAAGCCCGGCGCCGTGCTGCGTTACGGTAACGGTGCTGAGTTCGGAAGGGGAAGGCGAGGCCGGCCCTGAGCTGTTGGCCGTCGTGGACGCGGCGCTGAATGATGAAGATGTGCGGCCGCTGACGGACTGGGTGACGGTGCAGAGCGCGGAGATTATCCGCTACCGCATCGACGCCATTTTGCACATGAGCAGCGCCGGCCCTGAAGGGGATGCCAGTTTGGCCGAGGCCACCAAGCGACTGGCGGCCTGGATCAATCCCCGCAAACGGTTGGGGGTTGAGGTGGCGCGGTCGGCGATTGACGCTCAGTTGCACGTTGCCGGCGTTTCCCGGGTTGAGCTGCCCGGCTGGGTCGACTTGGCTCCGACCAAGGCGCAGGCGGCCTGGTGCTTCGACTATGACGTGAAGATGGCGGGAGCGACATGAGGAGTTTGCTGCCCAGCAATAGCACGCAACTGGAGCGCGCCCTGGAGGCGACGTTTTACGAGCGCACGATTGTCCCGCTGCGCACGCTGTACAACGCCGATACCTGTCCGGTGCATTTGCTACCCCATCTGGCGTGGGCGTGGTCGGTCGATCGCTGGGATTACCGGTGGCCCGAAGCGACCAAGCGTGCCGCCATCAAGGCCTCCTATTACATCCATGCCTACAAGGGGACCATCGGTGCTCTACGCCGGGTGGTCGAGCCCCTGGGCTACCTGATCGAAATCGTCGAGTGGTTCAACACGGTGCCTAAAGGCGTGCCGGGCACCTTCGCGCTGAAGGTTGGCGTTCTGGATACCGGGATCACCGAAGAAATGTATCTGGAGCTGGAACGCCTGATCGACGACGCCAAGCCGGTCACCCGGCACCTGACCGGGCTGGCCATCAGCCTCGAAACCCAAGGCAATCTGAACATCAGTGTCGCCCTGTACGAAGGCGATGAAATCGACGTTTACCCGCCGGTGATGCGTGACATCGAAGTCACGGGCCGCTTCGGCGTGGTGGGGCGCGAACACTCCATAGACACCCTGGACGTTTACCATGATTGATGCGAATTCGCAGTTTTTCGCCATCCTCACGAACGTGGGCATGGCCAAGCAGGCGAACGCCGACGCGCTCGGCATTCCCTGGAAGATCACCGAAATGGGCGTAGGTGATGCCAACAATACCGACCCGATCCCCAATGCCGCGCAAACCACACTGATCAACGAATGGCGGCGTCGGCCGCTGAATCAGCTCAAGATTGATCCGATCAACCCGGCGGTGCTGATCGCCGAGCAGATTATCCCGGCGGATGAAGGCGGCAAGTGGATTCGCGAAATCGGCCTGTACGACGCGGATGGGGATCTGGTGGCGGTGGCCAACTGCGCGCCGAGCTTCAAGCCGATCCTGTCGCAAGGCTCGGGCCGCACGCAAATCGTGCGGATGAACTTCATCGTCAGCAGCACCGGCAACATCACGCTCAAGATTGATCCGGCGATTGTGCTGGCCTCGCGGGCCTACGTCGACGCGGCCATTCTGGAAGTGCTGCCGAAGAACAAGACGCCCGGCGAATGGACTCGGGTCAAGACCAACGATCGGGGGATTGTGGTATCGGGTGATAATCCGAGCACGTTGGCCGGGATGGGTATCACGGACGCGTTCACCAAGGCCCAAATCGAGGCGATGATTGCGCAGGCCTCGGCCTTGCCAGTAGGGGCCACGGTGGCGTTTCCATTGGACAAGGTCGCTCCCGGGTTTCTCGAGCTGGACGGCAGCGTCAAGAGCATTGCGGTCTATCCGGATCTGGCGACGTTCCTCGGTACGGCCTTCAACAAGGGTGACGAAGGCGCTGGCAACTTCCGCCTGCCGGAGTCGCGGGGCGAGTTCCTGCGCGGCTGGGATCATGGCCGTGGTATTGATGCGGGCCGTGACATCGGCACGTACCAGGCTGACGAATTCAAGACGCACAATCACCCGCCGGGGAACGGTCGGCCCGGGTTTCAAAGTAATGAATACCCGAATATCCAGACGTACCACGGGACATCGTCGGCGGCGCTGCCATCGTACTCTGGCGAGTCTGTGCAGATGGCCAACACTGGTTATCGGGGTGGCGTCGAAACGCGTCCGCGCAACCTGTCGGTCATGTGGTGCATCAAGGCCTGGAACGCGCCGATCAATCAGGGAAACATTGATATTGCCGCGCTGGCTGCTTTGGCGGCGCAAGCCACGGAAATCAATCAAGGGACGGCCAAAGTCGCGACACAAGCGCAGGTTAATGCCGGTTCTGATGATGCGACGATCGTCACCCCGAAAAAATTGCGTTTCGGGTTTTCTGTGAGTTTGGGAGCGACTGGATCTATCGTTTTTCCGACATGGCTCGGGGGTATCGTCATTCAGTGGCTAACTACAGGTACAACCGGACAAATATCCCAAGGGTATAGCGAAACCATTACGTCGCCATGGCCAATGGCGTTTCCGAATGCGTGTTGGTTTGCGATTGCAGGGACTGACCAGTCCACTATTGGCAATGGATATGCAACGTGCCGAATTGATGGATTTAACAAGACCACTCTCGTCACTTCTACTTTTGCCCATGTCACGGGCTGGGCGGGTCGCAGAATATTGGCTATTGGGAACTGAGGTCTACATGAATCGTTATTACAGTCAATCAACCGGATGCACCTACCTGTTAGGTTTGCACCCTTCAATGCCTGACGACGCGGTCGAAATCCCGGAAGCATTGTTCCTTTCGGTAATTTGCAATCCTCCGCCCGGAAAGATCCGGGCGCACGACGAAAAGGGTTTACCTTGCCTGGTCGACGCGCCGGCGCCGGTGGAGGATCTGGAGTCTCAAGAGCGCGCATGGCGCGACGCGGAGTTGTCTGCGGTGCTGTGGCTGCGCGAGCGGCACCGGGACCAGTTGGAAATTTCAGAGACGACCACGATGACGGCCGAGCAATTCAACGAGCTGTTGGTTTACATGCAGGAGCTGCGCGATTGGCCTCAGTTGCCAGATTTTCCCGATAGTGAGCACCGGCCAACGGTGCCGGACTGGATCGCCGAACAGTTCCAGTAAACGCCCCGCACTGACGGGGCGTTTTCTTTTCCGTTACGCGTAACACG